TTCCTAACAAGGAAAAGATATTACAGCGATTAGCTGAAAGGCAACAAGCTGCGGCTCAAGCGGCTCAACAACAAGGAGCATAATATGCCAGACGGAATGCAACAAGGTCAACCACAGCAGGGCGATAGTGGTCAATCATTGCCAACCGACATCATGATGGGATTGCAGACGATGGGACAGGCTTTACAAGAAGCCGGAGCTCCACAAGAGATTTTGCAACAATTGATGCAAGTCATAGAGCTTTATGATGGTGTTTTACAGGCATTGAGTGGCGGCGGCGGTTCTCCTAACCAACCACGACCTGAACAAGTAAATACCCAAGGTGCGGTAGCATCACCAGCAGGACCAATGTAAGAGGTTAATACATGGATAATTTTTATTTAGAGAATTTTGATTTGCAAGATGGAGATTTGGCAAGTGGTGACACTTCTACCGAAACTCCTCAAGAAAATACTCAGCCAACGGAAGCTCCGGCTCAGACTTTTAAATACACCGCTTCAGGAAAAGAGATTGAAGAGGATATTAACACCATTCTCAAGCGTGCATCCCAGGGCTATCATTACGCCCAGAATATGCAACAATTCAATCAACAGAAGCAGGCATTTGAAACTGATAGGCAGCGAAAGGAAGCTGAAATACGGGAACTTGAAGGCAAGTGGTCTCAATATGATCAGTATGCCAGGGAAAACCCTGATTGGGCTGAATATGTTAGATCACAATGGGAGCAACGACAGCTTGGTTTAAACGGGCAACAGTCAACGCAAACCGACTCAAACTTATCTCCTCAGCTTGCCAACGAGATTTCAGAACTTCGTCAATTTAGGGATGAATTTAAAGGATTTATGGCTGATCAGAAACGGGAGCGAGAAGATTTGGAGTTGAACGGCCAAATTGATCAAACCCGTAAAGAGTATTCTGACATCGATTTTAGTCATTCTGACCCTGATTCTGGCAAATCTCTTGAGTTTAAGGTCTTAGAACACATGCAAGCCCATGGCCTCAATAACTTCAGGGCGGCTTTTAGAGATTTCTACCATGATCAGCTTTTGGCTAGAGCAGTTACTAAAGCGAAAGAAGATACTGCAACAAGTTTGCAAGAACGTCAGCAGAAGGGGTTTATTGCAGAAAGTGACACTCCATTTACTGGGCTCAAACAAGCTACTGGTATTAAGAATAAATCCTATTTCGACCTTATAGACGAAGGTATTCAAGAATTTGGGGTGAATTAATAAAAAAGGAGTTAAAAAATGGCTGTTTCTATAGACCAATTGACAGCGATTACGCATAAGAAAATTATGCCTAAGATGTTCGATAACATTTTTGATTCAAATCCACTTCTGAAGCGTTTTCTTAAGGGTGGTCAATATGTATCTCAGGATGGCGGGCGAGCTATCGATGTTCCTTTAAACTATGCCACAACAACTAGTTCTGGCTGGTTTCAAGGAAGCGAAACGCTCCAAACAACCGATAACGAAAACATTACAGCGGCTTCTTATGACTGGAAATCTTTGTACGCGAATATTTCCATAACCAATGAAGACGAACTTAAAAACAGTGGTCCTAGTGGTGTTTTAAAGCTTCTTGCTTCTAAAGCAATGATAGCTGAAAAAACGATGAAGGATTCACTTGGTACGGGGTTATTTTCAGACGGCACCGACACGAAAAGTATTGTCGGTTTACGTGACGTTGTCGCTGCTACCCAAACAGTTGGTGGCATTTCACAAACGACAAATAGCTGGTGGCAAGGACAAGTTGATTCAACAACTACGACTCTTACATTGAGTGCTCTTCAAACTCAATTTGAGAATGCAAGCGTTGATTCTGAAAAACCAACAGTAGTTGTCGGGACAAGGGCGAATTATAACCGATACTATAATTTGCTTCAGCCACAACAAAGATTCACAGATTCAGAAACTGCAAAAGGCGGTTTTCAGAATTTGATGTTCAACGGCGTCGTGTTTTTGTCCGACTCACATGTTCCGACAAACCACGTTTTTATGCTGAATGAGAAGCACTTGTACTTGTGGTATCATCCAAAACGCAACTTTTATGCGACTCCTTTTCAAGCTCCGATCAATCAGGAAGTTAAAGTCAGCCGCATACTTTGGATGGGTAGCTTTGGATCTTCTAACAACCGTTACCACGCTGCTTTCACAGCGTTGGCAGCATAAGGAGGTGAATTATGGCTTTTTATAGTGCTGACCCCGTATTATTCTACGGTCCCAGTCATGTAACTGCTACGTTAGGATCAAAACATCCTGAAGTTGGTACGCGAGCTCATGTTGCTGGTCGTGACTATGTTTGGGCTTATAATGACTGTAACTCAGACATTAACCCAGGATTTGGTTGCGTGTTGCAATCAGCAGCGACTGGTATGAGTGTTTCCGTATCTGCGGTTACATCTGCTGACATCGTTGTGGGTGTTTGCTATCACTCTACTCTTACAACTGGCACTTATGGTTGGTTGTTAACAAGAGGTATTGGCAAAGCTGAAATGAACGCGACTTCAGGAACAGTTGCTGCGAAAGATCTTTTAGAGATCGGTGCAAATGGTGATTGGCAAAAGGTTTCCAACACCACAGCAAACTTTGCTCCTGCCGCTGGTTGTGCTCTTGAGGCGATCGTTTCAAGTGCTTCTGGCGCTGCGTATTTTTCGGTGTATTAATTAGGTTAAAGGGAGAATCTTATGGATATTAGGAATATTATTGTGGAGTTGCAGCCTTACATTATGACGCCGCCTCTTAGCACGGGTTCCGCGCATAAACAGGCTTGTTCTAATGATGAGGTCACCATTAACCAATGGTACGATACATGGATTTCTAATATCAAAGCCAACAAAGAAAAATACGGTTCTTTTGCCGATAATTCCGTAGGGAAACTTTACGAAACTATGGCAATGAGACCTTGCATCGTTGCAGGTAGTGGACCATCATTAAAAAGAAATCTTCATCTGTTAAGGGAGCGCCCTAGTGGCATGGGACTAGTTTCATGTCTTCATAACTTTCATGCTATGGAAGACGCCGAAGCTAGTCCTGATTTTTATGTTTCGCTAGACGCGGGACCTGTTACGGTTGAAGAAGTCTATGAAGGTGGATCGAAAACTCCTGATGAATATTGGGAGATGACAAAAGATCGAAAACTTGTTTGCTATATCGGAACATCGCCGCTTTTGCTTGAGAAATGGCAAGGTGAGGTTTATTTCTTCAACGCGCCTGTTCCTCACGCAGGTTTCCGCGAAGCCGTTGACGAGATAGAGCCGTTTCACTTGTGGGTAGAAAGCGGTGGAAACGTTCTCGGTGCAAGCGTGATGATCACAAAAGGATTCATTGGTTCACAAGTCATCGTTTTTGTTGGCGCAGATTTTTCCTTTTCTAATGAAGAAAAAGTTCAATTTCATCCTTGGGATTCGAAATATGACAAAGAAATAGGTCAATGTATTCGGGTTCCTGATATTTATGGAAATTCTCGCAAGACATGGGCTTCATATCAAAATTTCAAACTTTGGTTTGATGTCGTAGCACAACGAATTCCAGGGATTTATATTAATGCAACGGAAGGTGGAACCCTTGGGGCTTATCCACAGGGGAATATTATGCATATTCTCCAAAAGACGCTAAAAGAAGTTTATGATATGTTTACAGTTCATAGACACAAAGAAATGCAGGTAAAAAAACCTGAAGAAGAAAATAACACGGTATTCATTTAGGGGTTAAAAAATGGCTTTTACAACTTCTTTTCTAACAAAAACTACATTTGGCAATCAAAGAGTTCATTTTATTCGTGTGACCGCTGACGCGGCGACTGGCGTTGTTGACACGGGTTTTGATGTCGTTGAAATGTTTTCTGTCGGCAATCAAAGTTCTACAGCAGCAACCGAAAAATATGCAATGAACGAACTTTGTGCTGGAACAGCTTCAGTTGGAAATATTGGCATAACTGGTTGTACTAGTGGTGACGAGTATATGCTGACTGTTTACGGGAGATAATAATGGTAGGACCAGTATTAGCATTCACCGCGACAATAGCAAGTGCTGCGACAAGCTCAAGTGCTATCGATCTCGGTGGTGCCTACAAAAAAGTCATGGTTGGAATTCCGACGATGACAAGCGCGACCGATATATTTTTTCGGGTTTCTGACTCGATTGATGGAACGTTTAGGCGGATTTATCATTCCCCAAAGGTTGATTCGACAACGCCCACAGCGGTTCAATACGCTTCAACTGTGACGAATTGCTATGTTCCTCTGGATATCGCGGCACGTTTTTTTCAAATTGCTTATACTTCAGCTACGACTGAAGCAAGCCAAACGTTTAAAGTTTTATGTTCTTCATAAGGGGTATTTATGTTAGTTAAGGTTCATAATAGAAACGTATATCCATTTGAACAAGTTTTCAAAGGTCAAAAGGTTTTTATAAAACCTAATGATTATATAGAAATGGACTATATGGAAGCTGTTGAATTTAAGTCGTTATATTATCCAATTAAAAAAGATAAAGGCGGCTTGCAGGATCCTAAAACTTACAAATGGATTGAAATAGACGAGGCAGACACCAAGAAATTTTTTAAGTCATTGGGCAATCAAACCGATGAAAGAAAAGAAAAATTCGTTTGTCATGTTTGTTCCAAGGATTTTTTGACGAAAAATGGTCTTATGGCTCATATCAAAAAAAACCATTTATCTGATATGATGGATGAAGACGCTCGCGACGAGCTCATAGACAACGAAGAGGTTTAAGGTGAAATTAAAAGGCAGATGGTATGTAACTCTTTATGGCCCAGACAATGAAGTTAAGGACTATCGGGAGGGTAACAATGTAGTAACAACAAACGGAACGTCTTTTGTAGCGGCTTTCTTGAATTCTGCGGCTGCGGCGGCGGCAACCTTTACAATGAATTATATTGGTATCGGGACAAATGATACAGCTGAGAATTCGGCAGATACTGCACTTGGAACCGAGCTTGATCGTGCTCAAGCTACAATTTCAAACGTCACTGGTTCGATTTATCGCCTCACAGCTACTTTTGCTTGTGGAACGACATCGGCAGGCGCCATTGCAGAGTATGGGGTATTTGACTCCACAACTGGCGGAACTATGCTGAGTCGTGACACAGAATCTGTAATAAACAAGGGAGTCAACGATGACCTTGTTTGTGTTACTGAGATCACAATCAGTTAGTTCCCCATTTAGGGGATATTGTGGCTAATTACTCAATTACAGTTTCAAATACGTTCAATATTTTTGGTGGCACACCAACCAATCGATGGGGTAGTGCTGTCTCAGGGCGAACACTTGTTTGGCAAAGTGTTGGCGCTTCAACATTTGAGAATCTTTGGGGTACTCAAGAGGATTTCGAGCTTCTGATAACCAAAGGTATTTCAAATAGTCTCAATTTTGCTACAGATCCACAAAAAAGTGTCACAAAACAAGTCATCGATTCTATTGGATTGAGCTCTACGGTCGGCAAAAAGGTAACCCGTCAAATCGACGAGTCATTGAGTGTTGCCAATACCATGTCAACATTAACCAAGCAAAATAATGACTGGAACTATATTTTCCCAGGTGAAACAGATAACGCAATTGATCAGGCTGAAGTAACTTGGTCTGTAGTTTCTGGATCTTCTTCGACCTGGGCAACTGCGGCGGCAGCTGCAACAACTTGGACGGAGGCTTAACATGGCTTTGACGGTTTCCAACATAATGGAACGAGCGCGAGAGCGTTACAACGCGACTGGAGATGAGTTTTTTACTGATCAAATGCTTAGAGCTCTCATATTTTCGGCTCAGGAAGAACTCTCAAAAGAGGGTTGGGTTATAGAAACGACTTATACGACGACATCGACGAGCGGCACGAGAGAACTTTCATATCCATCCAACACTCTTGCCATAAAAGAGATTCGCTATGATTATGAAAAAATTAGAAAAGTTCCTCTTAGAAACGATCCAAAAACTTCCTCTACGAATCCAGAAGGCGAACCCCGTGAATATGCTATATGGAATGATATTATCATCCTATACCCAACGCCTGATACAACAGGCGATACGATCCAAATCCGCGTCTACTCGTACCCGTCTGATATCACGTCTAATGTATCTCCGCTTGAAGTACCCCAAGAATACCGAGACGATCTGATTAACTATTGCATTGCTCATATGGCGTTAAAGGATCAAAATGTTCCTATCTATCGAGAATATATTAGCGAATGGAAAATGGCCGTTGAGAAAGCGAAAGAACAACGTCAAAGGCGTCTCAGATCAGATAGGCCAGCCAAAGTAAGAGACGAATATTTTGGCAGTGACTTTCCAATTTCAGAACAGGAGATTATTTACGGTGGCTTCAGGTTTTAATGTAATTTTTCCTGATAGAGGTCGGATTTCTCTTGACGGAGGTTTAAATACAAAAGTTGATAGACAATGGCTTTTGGACAATGAAAGTCCCGATTGTCTAAATGTCATTTTTGGAAATGCTTCAGTTGAAACGAGGGGCGGAACTGAGCTTTTAAATACGGCTTCTGTGGGTTCTTTTTCGTGCGATGGTTTTTATGTCAGGCACGATAATTCTGGCGCAGAAACGATGGTAGCATGGTGGGATGGTACTCTATTCGATCTTCAGGGGACTTCATTTATAACAA